CCAGAGGATCAGGTTGTAGAATCTATCTTTTGAAGCAGTTTCATTCGTGTCGTTGAGTTGATACCATCCTTTTGTGAGCCCGAGTGTTGTGGGTGTTTGTGTATTCATTGTATCCGTTATTTATTTTTCATTGTTCATGTGTGCAGTGGTGATTTTGTGCTGTTCTTTGATTGTTTTCATTCATTTCATTCCCCTCCCTTTTGTGTGTTGTGTTTTCCTTTGTCATGTTTGGAGGACTTTCGTTTTTCTTTCTATTAGTCTTTGTATTTATCTTTATTCGGACCTTGGTGAAATTCGTGTGGGCGCTTTCGAGAGACCGGTGGGGTTGCAGCAAAAGCCGTCGATTTATCCTGTTGATCGGGATACGAGCAGTGGCCGTAGGGATTTTTAGCTTGGAGTGGACCAGAAAGATCATAGTCTGCCACTATCGCTTAGCGTGTCGTATTCGTCCAGAGTTTACTCAGAGGTAGCATTTACTTGGAGCTCCTAGATTTCATCGTTGTGGGTTATCCCTTTCTGACTACCGGAGCCTGGATTATGTCGAGCGTTGGTTTGAAGCCCAAAGCATGGTGGGGTGCCACAGTCCTGCGAGTCTTGAAGGGAGCTGTTTGGTCGTGACATTTATATTTCGTGACTGGGTTTTATGTCGTTTCTTGGATTGTCATCGTGAAAGCCTGTGCGAGTTGTGTCTTGGCGAGAGTGAAGTGAGATCTTGGACGAGGAGTTTGGAGAACGTTCGTTCGTGTGCGTGGAATGGCGAGTTGCGTACTGATCAAAGCGGATTAGATCACCCCCCCTTTTCATGAGAATGTCGGATCTACCTATTATCTCAGGACCCCTTTTACAGTCAGTTGTTGTGTTGCAGTTGTCCCCCGTTGGGACGCTGGTGAAGAACGTCAGTCCGTCGGAGTGGAAGCGTTTAACGCAGAGAGAACGTGCGTTGGTGGCGACAGTTCGTCATTATGGTGTGATGGGATTCAAATACTATCTAGCCGAAGTGACGAATGATATTGACGATAATATCGTTGCTACGTACCATCGTTATCAGTACGTTTCCTGTAGTGCAGTGGAGTTGAAGAGCAAGATTGCCTCGCTGGTCGAGGATCGAGAGTTTTACACTGGAATGCAGAATGCGTGTGTCATCGCGACGGAAGGCACCACTCTATCGAGAGTGCGTGTTGTGAACCTTGTGACGTTGAAGAAGTCGCCGGATTTTGAAGAAGATGAAGATCGATCCGGAGAGACCGCCAGCCTGTGTTTGCGTTGCTGTGTGCTTTACGCCCCGAGTGCGTTGACTGTCCATCGTTGTTGGAACCCGGATGAGCCGAGGTTCAACGTGATATCCCATGTGATGCGAATTCATGATGGGTTGCCTGTTGCGAGGTTGACTGGAGCTGTTGATTACTTGGAAAGCGTGGTTGCGGACCTGTCGAAAGTCAGTTTGAGTTTGCGTGAAGGAACCGGAAGACCAGAGATGTTCAAAGCAGTGACTGGAGTTTCAGCCGATCGAGTCGACGTTGTGTTAGATGAAGTGCAGGAAGCTGCGCAGTCTATTCGTCCAGCAATGGATCGAGTAGCTGCCCTTTCTCACATTGTCGAGCGTGCCGTTGAAGAAGGTCGTGATAAGATCGAGACTACAGTTGTTGAAGCGAGCCAGTTGATCAAAGAAGTGCGAAAGCTGGTTGCGACGTTTGCTGGTGGTGTTGAGGACTTGGGAGTTCTCAGCATGGTTTCATCGTCCGGTTTGTTGCTTGGATTGGTTTCGTTTGCAGTGGATGCGTGGCATGGTGCGTACTGTCAGAAGAACGGAGTGTACGATGTGTTGCGAGCAGTGCTGAGGATCACCTCGATTCTTGGACTTGCAGCGCCCGCCGTGTTGATGCTTGTCAACGTGTTTCGAAGATCGTATGAGAGCTTGGTCAGTTGGTTTTCGCCAGAAATACCGTTAGGGAACCAGACTGAAGGAGCTGCGCGAGCGGAGGCCCCGGGAATGCCCGGGTTCGTGCCTCTCGTGGCTGCGCTGATTGGAACGTTGGTGCTTGGAAAGAACTGTTCGAAGAGTGAGGTTGATCGTGTGATGATTTTGACGCGAGGTTTTAACATGGCTGTTCCAGCTATGGGAAACCTATCGTCTTTGTTGTCGTATGTGATATCTTATCTTCCAGTTTGTGTGCGTGCGTGGTTGTCGTTCATTTGTCCATCGGAAGCGTTGTTGTGCAAGTTGATCGGAGACGGAGAGTTCGAGACGTGGGCTGCTGAAGTTGCTGTGGTCTGTTCACCCGAACAGGTCAAGCATTTGGCGTACAACGTGATTGCCCAGGAAGCAGTTGTTGGATTGCATGCGCGCGGTAGTGACATCTTGTTGAAGATGGCTACGGAGTTGACCGGAGCGGATGGCACGAAGTTGTATACTTTGGTGCTGAAGTACATGGCCTTGGTCGATAAGGCGTTGAAGATCGTGTACGATGCGAGAGGATCGGCGGGGAAGCGTTCCCCACCTTTCAGCCTGTACCTTGCAGGCGAGCCTGGAGTCGGAAAGTCAGTGTTGGCAGGTTACATCCGTGATCTGCTTGTGCCGTCGGACACCCCGGAGGAGTTGAAGTGCTACAGTCGGAATCCTGGAACAACGTTTTGGGATGGCTATCGTGGCCAAGTAGCAGTCGTGTTGGATGATTTCGGACAAGACCGAGAAGGTTTGGACATCATGGAGTACATTCAGATGGTGACACCTGCGACGTTTGTGTTGCCGATGGCGAGTTTGGATAACCCCGTTACTGGGGCGAAAGGTACGCAGTTTACATCGAAGATCGTGATTGCGTGTTCGAACATGCCTTATCCGACGCCGGATCCGAAGATCAGAGTTGAGATGGCTCTGTGGAGAAGACGCCACTTGTTGTGGCTGGTGAGACCGAGACCTGAGTGTCGATTGCCTGGAGGATCGTTGGATTTGACGAAGCGGACTAGAGATTTTGGACACTTGGAGTTTGTGCGAGCAGACCCCTGTGTGTCGGGAAGAAATAGTCAGCCTGTTGATTTCGAGACGATGTTGCGAGTTACTCGTCGTGAGTATGCTGCGCACGTGGCGCATGAGGCCGAGATGGAGAAGGAGTTTTCCACCAGTGAGATCCTGGATCGTTTGCGAGCGGAGCCGGAGAATGACTTCTTTGGACCGAGGTCGAGATCGTTACATCATGAGACCTTGGATCAGCGTTATGACTATGATGCTGATGGAACCCTCTACACGTATGTAGAGCCCGAAGGAGAAGCGCGACCTGAAGTGTTAACGTTGGTCGAGCGGATGCAGAAAGTAGGACTGAAGTTGAAAGATGTGAATGTTTTGACTCCAGGACTGCAGGAAGCTGTGCGAGAAGAAGTGATGGCCCGAGCGGAAGAAGATCAGAAGTCGTGGTCGGAGAGACATCCCCGATTGAAGAAGTTTTTGGCGCTGTGTGCGCTCTCTGGAACTGTTCTTGGACTTTTAGCCCTTTTCTTTGCAAAGAGAGGAGAGTTGAAGCCTGAGAGCGTTTCGGAGCGTACGAAGAACATGCGAAAGCAGCCGAGACAGCGAGTTGTCAACGAGAGTGGCGAGTTACTGAAGCGGAAGAAGGACATCTTGAAAGAGGTGTCACCGTCGAGTGATGCGATGCGAGAAGTTTTGCAAGCCGAGGATGAAGTGCGAGTGTTGAAGGAGATGGAGCTCCGTAAGGAAGCTGTATCACCTGAACATTCGCAAAGAGTTCTTGACTATGTGAAATCTGTTGCTATCAAAGCCGAGGTTGAAATCGTGAAAGCGAAGTTGACCCCGAATGCGATAGTGGCAGAGTCCCTGGTTGTGGGACAAACGAAAATCGAGCGATTGCAAGAGAAGATTCGAGAAGAAGACTTGACGGACGAGCAGCGTGACAGGTTCGATGACCTGTTGATGCGGGCAGTTTCCCTTCGTGGGAGATTGCGTCAGTTTGTGCGAGATGCGGAAGATCAAGAGATTGGAACCGAAGAACGTGAGTCGATGATGCAGGAGGTTCGAGAGTTGTATTCAGCAATGGATGCGGCTTTTGAGACTACTGTGTTTGGCGACATCGGGAGTGCACTGCCTAGTGTAGGACCCGAGTGTGCGTTTATCAGACCTGAAGGAACGAATGATCCGAATGCGAGAGACATTGCGCATAAGTGTGTGATGCCGAATATGTTCCAGATTTCATCGGAGCGTAGTTTGGCAGACGGAAGAACATCGGAGAAGTTTATCCTTGGCATGATGGTGCGAGGCAAAGTTGGATTGATACCCCGCCACTTCTTTATTGAAGCGCGTGGGATGCTCATTCCAGCCAATACCTTGTTGACTGTCGTGTATGCGGAGCGGAAGATGACTGTGAAGTTTGACCCGAAGAACCTTGTTTTTATCGAGAACGGAGTTGATGGAGGACTGAAGGACGTGGTGCTGTATTACTTTGGAGATCGAGCGATGTCGTATCGAGATTGCGTGAGCAAGTTCGTGCGAGTTGCAGACCTCGGGAGTATTTATGAGTGCCCTGGTACCATCGTGACGTGGGAGCGAGATGATAAGGCGACGAGTACGATATTCGTTGGCCGGATGAAGGTGAATGACCGAGAGGAGGACAACCGTCCCCCTTTGAGTTATCCTCATGATTCAGATGTGATGAGTTCGGATGCGGAAATCATGCGAGTTTTCACGAGTATTGACACGTATGTTGATACCCAGCCTGGAATGTGTGGTTCGGTAGTAGTGGCGTACAATTCGAGGATCCCTAATAAGATTCTTGGAATGCACGTTGCTGGTGTACCAACCGACAATAAGGGTGTGGCGGAGATCGTGACGTTTGAAGACCTGGAGAAGGGACTGTCGAAGTTGCCTTTGCAAGTGTTACCACCGAAGAGACCTGTGGACCTTGCCCCTCATCCTGAGGGGCGAGCGGTGCCGCAGGGCGACTTCTCTGTCATTGGAGTTGTTGCGGGGTCGGAAGCCCCACGCTCACCGGAGCGGACGCGGATCAGGAGAAGTCCTTTGTTCGATCGTGTGTTTCGTCATGTAACGGAACCGGCGTGCTTGAGTCCTTTTGACGAACGTTTGGAGAAGCCAGGCATATCGATGCTAGTGGCTGGGACTGAGAAGTACGGAAAGGAGAGTCCTCCACTCGATGTGGAGACGATGCGTGCAGCGCAGAAGTACACCAGAGATCAGATTTGTCAGGTACTTGCGAGAGAGCCGAGATTCATCATGACCGAGAAGGAAGCGATAAATGGGAAAGCCTGTTTGGCGTTCTGTGATTCTATGAATATGCAGACGAGTGCTGGGATGCCTTATGTTGTCCGCAAGGGCATGAAGGTTTCTGGCAAGCGTCAGTTTTTCACTGGAGAAGAGAATGAGCTAGTGGTTAGCGACCAGGAGCTGCGAGAGCGACTGGATACGCGACTAGCTTTAGCTAAGCGAGGTAAGCGCATGTGGAGTGTGGCTTATTCCTGTTTGAAGGACGAGAGAAGACCGTTGGCGAAGGTGCGAGCTGGAAAGACGAGAGTGTTCATCATTATGCCCCTGGATTTTACGATCTTGGTGCGGCAATACTTTCTAGCGTACATCAGTGCACAGTTGAGGAATTCGAACGTATATTACTCGACGCCGGGCATCGATGTGGAGTCCATGCAGTGGACGAAGTTGATGGAGCACCTGTTGGAGGTTTCGGACGTGGGTATCGCGGGAGACTACGGTAACTGGGACGGATCAGTGAAGGCAGAGGTGATGGCAGCGCATGTGAACAACATTAACGCGTGGTATGACGACGGAGAAGAGAACGCTCTCATTAGGCGTGTACTCTATGACGAAGTTATCCATACGATTCTGTTGTGCGGGACGACGATGCTGATGAAGCATCACGGGGTCCCGTCTGGGTTTCCTGGAACGACGAACTTGAACACCGATCAGGGTGAGTTCATGATGGCTGTGTGCTGGTACGAGCTGGCACCGGAGGACGAGCGTGATCTTGTTTTCTTTGCAAGAAACACGCGTGGGAAAGTGTACGGTGACGATCACGTGTACGCTGTTCGGCGGGCGGCACTTTTATTTTTCAACATGGTGCGCATCAGTGCGTTTTTGCGATCGATTGGCATTGAGTATACTGCTCCAGATAAGAACGAGGAGAGTATGAAGCCGTACGGGTACTTGCGAGAGTGGACGTTTCTGAAGAGAGGATCGCGGAAGGTTGGCAAGCAGTGGCTTCCTGTCATCGGACAGGAAGTGATCGCGGAGTTGACGAATTGGGTGACGGATTCGGCGGACCCGTGGACGTTGTGCAATGAAAGTTGTGCGGACGCCTGCAGGTACGCTTGGTTCTATGGACCTGAGTTCTTTGACAATTTTTGTGAGAAAGTTATGGCAGTGGTGAATGCGCTAGGCCCCAACAGGCTTTTTGTTTTACCTAGTTATGAGTTTTTCGCGAATCATTGGGCGAAGAAGAATGGACTTCCTTTAGTCACCTACAAGACGACGGGTGGCATCGATCAGATGTGGGAGTTCGCGCGGCGCTATGAAGGAGTGGCCGCGGCGCAGTCCGGGCGCGTCATCACCGGAGGAGACACGGAGTTATCGACGGAAGTTGTGACGCGGGATCCATTGATGGGAACCACCTTGGTTGCCCAGTCAGAAGCTGTCGTGACACCATTGGAGGGCGCAACGGATGCGGCCCCCCTCGGCAGGGACGGGATGTCCGATCGAGAGTGGGACATGCGGAACATGGTGGAGAAGAGTGTCTTAGTCGGAGCGTTTCCATGGAGTACTGCGAACGGTCAGGGAACGGTGCTCAGGGCATGGTTGCTTCCATTCGGAATGATCTCAGCGACGAGTGTTACACACGAGCCGTTTAGCTTATTTGCGTTTTGGAGAGGTAATGTGAAGATCACAGCAACCGTTTCAGGAACACAGTTTCATACCGGACGCGCGATTCTATATCACGCACCGATGATAGATACTACCTACGGGTCTCTCAGATTCGTAGGCAACCGACAGAGACAGTCGGGGCTGCAGCATTGCATGTTGGATCCATCGAGGAGCTCGACAGTGGCGTTGGTGGTTCCGTTTCAGTGCCCTTTGGAATTCATTAATCTGATTTCACAGACCACATCAGATATGATGGGGTCAGTGTACTTGGAGGTATTTAATCCTTTGGTTGCTGGTACGGGAGCATCGACGACAGTGTCGGTTTCTGTGCACGTGCAGTTTATGGAAGCGAAGTTTCATATTCCGCATCCTAGGGATTTTCTTGTTTCTCGAAATAAAGGAGATCTCCAGGAGATGGAGGGAATTTTGAAGGCCCGGTTACGGTAGGTGCGGAGAGCTCAGCCAGGGGGAGAGGCGGCCGTCTTACGGGATGACCAAATTGAAGCTTTGCGGGGCACTCGGGTACTTGAGATGGTAATTCGGGAGATGGAAGAGCGTGTTGAAGATGCGGAAGGAGTGGCAAGACCGGAAGGAAATTCGATCAGTTACAACTTGAAGAACAGTGCGATGAAGGCAGGACCAATTGAGAAGATGGGAAATGAATTTGCGCGTGGTGCGAAGGCTGAAGTGTCTATCCCAGCAGCAGCTTTCGACAAGCCCCTTGTGGGATTGGAAGGAGCGGCCGTTGTAAGACAGGCGCTTGGTAATTTTGCGAATGCGAATAATGTTATCGCGGGTGAAGTGTTAAAACTTAATCCGGGAGAGCAGGACTTGGCAGAGCCGCAGGACTTTGGCAACACCGTGGACGAAACATCCATTAGTTGGTTGGTGCAGAAGAAGATGTTTGAACAGGAGGTGTCGTGGAATGTGGGTACTCCGTCAGGTTCAATCTTGATGACAGGACTCATAGGCCCGATGTCTCAGATTTGGTTTCAGAATTTGGGAACGACTTTTACACCGACGATTTTGGACTTTGTATCTATGAAGTTCGATGTGTGGCGTGGAGAGATCATTTTAACATTGGATTTGGTGGCGTCGACTTTCCACACGGGAAGGTTGATGGTGGCAGCGCACTACGGATCGACCGTAGTTCCAGCGTCGATGGACGCTGCAATGAGTGACATGATAGGCTACATTGAGTTGAATAATGTGCAGCACGAATTTGAATTTGTGTTTCCCTTTATTTCAGCTCGACGTTGTCTTCGAGTTGCCCACGGCAGGACGTCTAACGTCATTGGAGATACACCACTGGACTCTTTCACAGGAGTTTATTCGATCTGGGTGGTGAATGCGCTGGTCACACCAGCAGGAACTCCAGCGAGCGTGTCTATCAACATGTGGAAGAGCGGCGGGCCTAATTATCGCGTGAGTGGACTTAACATCAACAACGCAACGATTCAGATTGGCAATGCATTTTCATTTTTGGCGGAAGGCGAAGAAGGAGTGGCGAGACCGGAGAGTGGACGTATCATCTTAGGTACTGAGGCCCACACGACAGTACGTTACGGTTTCGAAGAGAAGATCGACAGTGTGGTGGATTGCTGCAAGCGCTTTTCAGGCCTGTTGGTTGTGGATAATGCCCAGTTAGCAGCGACGGCGAGCGGAACTATCAGTGACGCTACGTTGACGTTGATTACGGGGAATTTTACACAGGCTTTTCAGGAGTTTGGATCGGGTGTGGCAACCGGAGGAACCGGGATTCTCCCGTGGTTTGGGTCGATCTATCGAGCGTGGAAGGGCCCGTTTAACTTGCGGGTGCAGTATGATCCGACCTGGAATCGTATTCCAGTCCTAACTGCGACGGGATCAGGACAGCCGAGACTG